GGATTGCCGACTACCCCGGCTGCCGCTGGGGCACGCCAACAGGTGACCTCAACGGATTCTTCGCCGTGGACATCGACACAGACGAGGCAAGCGCCTGGTGGGACGAGAAGTGGCTGCCTGAGGGTTCCGACGTGCACACGCCGTCTGGTGGCCGCCACATCCGCTACTCCGCGGAGCCGGGCGAGGACATTCAGACCAACCGATCCCAGATCCACGACGGAATCGACATCCGCGCCGAGGGTGGATACGTGGTGGCGTACACGGACGACTACTCCGACCTCCCCCAGGCCCCCCAGGCCGTCCTGGAACTCCTCCCGCGCCGCACCAAGAAGGATCATGCGGCCGAGGCCCTTGAGGCCGCCGAGGTGGAGAAGTACGTTGCCGAGCACGGCGCGCGCACCGAGGTCAGTGAGCAGGAGAAGCGGGTCCTCAAGGGCATCACAGACTCCCTCGACGCGCTGCCGCGCCCGTGGCACCCCGGGGCCGGATACCACGACGTCCAATTCCGTGCCGCTTGCCACCTGTGGCGCATCGTGAACAACACGAGGGACTACGCGACCACCGAGGACGAGGCGCACGCGCTGTTCATCAAGCACGCACCGCTGCGCGACAAGCACGACGCGGAGCTACGCGATCAGCGCTGGCGCGAGGGCAAGAAGTACACCGAGGGTCAGGTGGCAGACCCCCCGGGCGACACGCCGATCCGCCTGGAGGTCACCGATGAACTCCTCTCGAAGTACGCGGACTCCGAAGTAGACCGCCTGTTCTGGGAGTCGAAGAAGGTCGGCGAGGTCAAGGCGCTCATCCATGCCCTGCGCATGAAGGGCGCGACCGAGCAGGAGGCGTACAGCATCTCCTACGACGCCGCCGCCATGAAGCGCATGCGCAAGTCCGGTGCGGCATCCTCCACCTGGGGGTTCGTCGTCAAGGAGTACGAGAAGCCTGCCACGGTCGATGATGCGTTCGACGAGTGGGGCACGGAAGAGCCGCCTGCCAAGAAGGAGAAGCCCGAGCGGACCAAGGTCCCCGTCAAGATCCTCACGGCCGCTGAGCGCGACCTGATCCGCGACTACCCGAACTACATCGACAACTACATCGACGCTGCGAAGAAGTTCTACTCCAAGCCAAACCTGCCCCTGCACTACGTCAACGCCTGGATCGCGCTGTCGGTGGGCATCGGCGACAAGGCCAGCATCTTCCTGGAGCAGGGGCGCATCCCGCTCTCCCTGTGGGGGTTCAACCTCGCTCCGTCTGCTGCCGGTAAGTCCGACGCGAACAGTCACATGCACTCGACCGTGGACGCAATGCGCCCTGGCGGGTGGGCGGGTGTGGCCCTCGGAGACGACGCGAGCGCCCAGTCCCTGATCGAGGTCCTGATGGACCGCCCGGGCAAGTCCACGGGTATTTTCATGGACGAGTGCAAGGAGTTTCTGGCGGTTGCGAAGGCTCAGCCTGCCAGCTACCAGGGCCTCATGCTCGGCACGTTTCTCAAGCTGTACGACGGCAAGGCCGAGCGCGCGCTGCGCAAGGGCATGGACAGCGACAAGGTCGGCGAGAAGGCGGACGTCTCGTTCACGCTGTGGATGCAGGGCGCGTGGAAGCGCGTCATCGAGATCATGGACGAGTCGGACATCGAGTCCGGCTTCGTCGGCCGCTTCCTCGTGGCCATCGGTGGAGACGCCGAGGTCACGCGAGAGTCCCTGACGCCCCGCATCGCCAGCGAATACCAGGTGGAGAACGGTGGCCGCCACCCGATGATCGACGCCTACGCGGTTCCGATCCGGCAGGCCGTGGCCCGACTCGACGGCGACAAGAACTACATCGGGTTCGCCACCCCCGACGTGCTGGAGCGCTACGTGGACATGCGCGAGGACCTGGAGAAGTACGCCAGCAAGCACCCCCTCTCCGAGTACCTGCGTGGCGTCCTGCTGCGCGTGGGCCTCAACGTCCTCAAGGGCGCGGCACTCATCGCCCTCAGCGAGGGGCGGATCCTCGTCGAGATGGAGGACCTGCTCATCGCCATGAAGTCCGGAGAGTTCTGGGTGAAGGGTTCGGTCGAGCTGGCAGAAGCCATCAGCGCCTCGAAGTATCGTCGACTTGTGGACGCCCTCGTGCTTCTGGTACAGTCGAGGCCATACACGACGGCGCGGATCCTGTCTGCGCCGAAGTTCAAGAACATGAAGAAGTTCGAGGTCGATGAGATCATTGACCGTGCGGAGAAGGAGGGCCGGATCACCCGGCTCCCCTCTGGAGTATGGGAGGCAACAGAATGAACAAGTTTGAAGTGGGCGATGTCGTAGAGCGAACTGGCGGCCCCTGGGAGGATATGCAAACTGGGGATCGCGCGACGGTGTCAGAGCTGGCTGGCCCCTACGAGGTTCGCCTCAGTGGATTCAAGGGCCTCTACGACGTGCGCAACCTGTCCCTGCGCTTCCGCGCCGAGCAGACGGCCCCCGCCATCCCGCCGATCGGCGACCCGGACGATTCGCCCGCGGACCTCGTGAACCACCCCCCGCACTACACGTCGGATCCCTCTGGCGTCGAGTGCATCCAGATCACCCGGCACCGGAACTTCAACATCGGGAACGCCTTCAAGTACCTGTGGCGTCTGGGCCTCAAGGAGAGCGCCGACAAGACGACCAAGGAGAAGACGCTCCAGGACATCGACAAGGCCATCTGGTATCTCAAGGACGAGCGGGCACGGATCGAGGCTGAGGCATGAGTTCGACCGAAGACTCCTGGATCGCACGGGAGGTCGCGATCGTGCTGGACGCCAGGGTGGACAGCCCATACTTCGAGGTCATGGATGTGGGCAGCGGTGAGTTCAAGGTATGGCTCAAGGACCACGGTGGCAGAGTCTACCACGAGGGATACTACAAGGTGGTGCCCGCGTGAAGTACCAGCCCGGAGACGTCGTGCGCTTCGGGGCTGGCAGGGTCGACTGGGAGGTGGAGATGTTCCACGATGCGATTGCTGGCTGGTCTCACGCATACTACACGCTCATTTCGGGCATGTCGGGCCGCAGGGTCAAGGCGCGCGAGGAAGACATTCGACCCTGGAGGCCGCATGAGCGCTGACCCCCGCCTGTTCATCTGGCCCAAGGGTGCAGATGTCGCGGCCGTCAAGGCGGTCGTGGAGGACCTGGTGCCCGAGCTGGGATACAAGGTCAAGCCATTCTGGTACGACGTGGCCACATCTGAGGACGTCGAGCGGGTCCTGGTGCTCGCAGACGGCTTCGAGAACGCCCCCGTGGTGGACTACATCTACCCCAAGACCACCGCGCTCACACACGAGGCTGTGGAGTGGTCCCTGGGGCTGCGAGAGAGCCGTGGCGCACGGCTGGCGATCGACACGATGCGCCGCATCTTCGGCCAAGATCTGGTGATGCGCGAGGAGAGGGAGGAGCGAGATGAGTACGGAGAATGGGGAATCGCCTAAGGCGCGAGAGAAGCCAAAAACCCCCAGGGAGCACGTGAGTGCGAAGCGGGTGCGGCTCGCCGCCGAGGCGCTGGGGTTCGAGTGCTGGAGCGTTCCCGGCGACCCGTACATCAAGCCCGCGTCCTACTATGCCTCGACGACGGATGCTCACAAGGAGGGCGACCTCAAGACGCCCGAGAAGGAGTTCGCCCGCTGGCGACTGCGCGCGCGACACCAGGCTCTCCCGACAGAGCTTGCATTCGACTGCTCGTGGGCCGATGGCTTCATGGGCGGCCGGATCATCGACCCCGCTGGCAAGGAGGTCGAGCTTCGCGCCGAGTACTTCTACGGGGCGGGCCAGGCCAAGAACTTCGGCTACACCCCGGAGTACGCCGAGAAGGTCGGACAGGAGCGCACCTACCGCTACAACGACGGCGAGACGATGACCGTCACTCGCTGGGAGGTCAAGACGTTCGAGGAGCTTACGCTCTGGATCGATGACCTGATCACCCTCCTCAAGGTCGACTACGAGCCGATCACAACCAAGCGCAAGCCGAGCAAGAAGAAGACCGAGGAGGACATCATGCACGAACTCCTGAACCCGGTGGTGGATTATGGCGCAATCTAGAATGCTCGCCATGGACCCCGGGGAAAATACGGGCTGGGC